TACAAAAAGATATAGTGATAAATCGCAAAGAATATCAGAACATAAGAAAGATGGACCATAATCAGATGAATTTGTATTTGCAAGAGATATACAAGAGTGGCTACGCTGAAGGAGTAAAGTCAGTACCAGGTATAGATATAACTAAAATCAATGAAATCTTGCTTGGAATAAAAGGACTTGGAACAAAGAGAGTGGCTGACATATTGGAAGCGCTTGAAAAGGAGTTGGCATGATGACAGCTAAAGAATATCTGAGACAGTTAAAGACGTTAGATAATCTTATCAACGCTAAGCTCTTAGAGAAAGAGCGTATAAGAGCATTAGCTACTAAGGTTACAAGTAACCTAAGTGAGAGGGTGCAGGGTGGAGGATTCGGAGGAATAGAGAACACAGTTATAAAGATTACAGAGCTCGAAATACAGATAAATGCTGATATAGATAAGCTGGTAGACCTTAAGGCAGAGGCTACACAGATTATAGATAGCCTAGAGGATAATAAGCATAAAGCAATACTGTCTATGTACTATGTGTCAAACTTAACCTTTGAACAGGTAGCTGAGAATACAGATATGACTTTCAGGTGGATACACAAGTTACACGGTAGGGCTTTAAAAGAATTTGAAAAAAAATACAGTAGTTCATAGTAGTTCATATATACCCCGTGATATACTGTATGTGTGAAAAGTTTAAAGCAAGTATACTTTTTCATAATCCTCCTTTTGGGTATGAGAGCGGGTGGGCATTTTACCGCTCTCAATTTGAGGATAAATCGTTGTAATGAACCTCTAAGTTATATTTTTCAATTAAGACAGTCATGTGTGGTCAAGCGTGGCTGTCTTTTTTGTATGCAGGAAGGAGCTGATGATATATCAAATTAACTTTAAAACAACAGAGATTTGCTGATGAATATATCATCAGTGGAAATGCGACAGAGGCGTATAAAAAGATATATACAAGAATAAAAAATGATAGTGTAGCAAGGTCGGCGGGCAATAGAATGTTGACAAATGTTAGCATTAAATCCTATATTGATGAAAAACTCAAAGAGTTATCAGATAAAAAGATTGCAGACCAACAGGAGGTACTTGCTTACTTAACCGCAGTGCTTAGAGGTGAAACGCAGTCGGAGATTGTAGTTGTCGAGGGAGTCGGTGACGGCTGTAGTGAAGCAAGAAGGTTGCAGAAGCTTCCTGATGAGAAGGAACGATTGAAAGCTGCCGAATTACTTGGTAAGCGTATGGGGCTGTTTAAAGATAAGATAGATGTTACTGCTAATGTGCCGGTAATTATATCCGGGGGTGATGAACTTGAAGACTGATGTCGTTAAGATTCATCTGCCAGAGATAGTTGGCAAAGGATATGGCACATATTGGCGCTACAAAGGCCGATACAGAGTTTGTAAAGGCAGCCGTGCGAGTAAAAAGTCTAAGACAACCGCATTATGGTATATATGGGCAATCATGAAGTATCCACAGGCTAATTTGCTTGTGGTCCGCAAAGTATTCAGGACATTAAAAGATAGCTGCTTTACAGAGCTTAAATGGGCAATTAGAAGGCTGAAGGTTGAAAACCATTGGGAAGTGAAAGAATCGCCACTTGAAATGACTTATATACCTACAGGGCAGAAGATATATTTCAGGGGCCTTGATGATCCGCTTAAGATTACATCAATTACAGTAGAGCAAGGGTACCTTTGTTGGATGTGGTTGGAAGAGGCCTATGAGATATCAAATGAAAATGATTTTAATATGCTTGATGAGTCAATAAGAGGTGCTATTCCTGATGACGTAAAGCTGTTTAAGCAGATTACAATTACCTTAAACCCTTGGAATGAACATCACTGGATAAAGAAAAGGTTCTTTGATGTTCCTGATGATGAAGTTTTAGCAATGACTACAAATTATCTTTGTAATGAGTGGCTTGATAAGGCCGATTTGAAGGTATTTGAGTCAATGAAGAAGAATAACCCACGAAGGTACCAGGTTGCAGGACTTGGTGAGTGGGGAATTATTGAAGGTCTTGTATACGAAAACTGGGAAGAAAAGGCGTTTGATATAAATGAGGTCAAGAAAATATCAACTATTCAGTCGGCATTCGGGCTTGACTTTGGTTATACAAATGATCCAAGTGCTTTATTCTGTGGTCTTGTAGATACAAAGAGCAAAACAATATGGGTATTTGATGAGATGTACAAGAAGGGCATGAGCAATGAGGCTATAGCGGATGAGATTACTAAGATGGGATATGCGAAAGAAAGGATTAGAGCTGACAGTGCGGAGAAAAAGAGTATTGACAGGCTTTATACTTTAGGCCTATCGCATATAACTGCTGCAAGGAAAGGACCTGACAGCATAGTTCACGGTATCGACTTTATACAGAACTACCACATAATAATTCATCCAAGATGTGTGAATTTTATTACAGAGATATCTAACTATACTTGGGCGAAGGATAGCAAGACTGGAAATATGATAAATAAGCCTATTGATGATTTTAACCACCTTATGGACGCCATGAGATACGCCCTTGAGGATATATCAATGGGGTCTGTATATAGTTTTGATTAAGGAGAAAAGATGTGGATTTCATAAAAAGAATAATTTTGGCAATCAGCCAATTTTTTAATAAAAAAAGCATAATCGGTATTGATGGAATCAACATTCTAAAAAATGAGATACTGACATGGAAAGCATCACCGGATAGACTGCTGCAGTTAAAAGGCGCAATGTATTATGACGGTATGCAGGATATACTGACAAGGAAAAGGACGGTTATAGGAGAAGGTGGAGAGTTACAGGAAGTAACTAATCTGCCAAATAACAGAATTATAGATAATCAGTATGCTAAGCTTGTGAATCAAAAGACTAATTACTTGTTTGGTCAACCGTTTGTGGTAAGCGCAGACAATACCGCCTACCTGGAGTGCTTGAAGCAGGTATTCAATAAAAAGTTCATGCGCAATATCAAAAAGGCAGGCAAGTATATGCTGAACACAGGGATTGCGTGGATCTATCCAAATTATGACGCATCAGGGCAACTTAGTTTTAAAGTTTTCCCGGGATATGAGATACTGCCCTTTTGGGAAGATGACGAAAAGACAAGGGTAAGACTTGCAGTCAGAGTATATAAGACTGATGAGTATACTGCTGCAGGCCGTAAGGCTGAGATTGAAAGAGCGGAAGTATACACTCCTCAGGGCGTATATAGATTTATTCTAAACGGCGAAAGCTTAGAGAGTGACAATATCTCACCTTATAGCACATATGTAAATACTGATAGCGATAGCTATAACTGGGGGAGAATTCCATTGGTACCACTTAAGTACCACGAAGGCACTCCGCTTATAAAGAGAATTAAGTCTCTGCAGGACGGTATCAACATAATGCTTTCAGATTTTGAAAATAATATGCAGGAAGATGCAAGGAATACTATTCTTGTTATTAAGAACTACGATGGGCAGGATTTAGGAGAGTTTAGGCAGAAGCTTGCACTGTACGGAGCTGTTAAGGTCAGAAGCAATGACTCTGAAAAAGGTGGAGTTGATACTCTTGAGGTTAAGGTAAATGTAGACAATTACAAAGCTATTATTGAGATATTCAAAAAAGCCTTAATTGAGAATGGTATGGGTTATGATGCTAAAGACGATAGAATGTCCGGTAATCCAAATCAGATGAATATTCAGAGCATGTACAGTGATATCGACTTAGATGCAAACGACATGGAAACAGAACTGCAGGCGGCTTTTGAGGATTTGCTTTGGTTCGTGAAGGCACACTTATCCAATATGGGATTAGGCGATTTTGAGAATGAAGAGGCTACTATCACATTTAACAGAGACATACTGATAAATGAGACGGAGGCAATAGATAGTTGTGTTAAGTCTGTAGGCATTTTGTCGGATGAGACTATCATAGAACAGCACCCTTGGGTTGATGATGTTCAAAAGGAACTCGAACGCATAAAGAAACAAAAGGAAGAGCAAGTACAGGAGCAGTATGGAGCATTTAATGATATTAGAGAGGTTGAACCTGAGGATGGTGATGAAATGTGAAGAGTTCAAAGTATTGGCAAGAAAGGTTTACTCAGTTAGAGGATGCGACAAATAAAGACGCTATGATGGTCTACAGAGATGTGGATCAGGCATACCAAAAGGCGCAAGCGGAGATTGAGGCAAAGATAAATACTTGGTATCAGAGATTTGCGACAAACAACCAAATATCCATGACTGAAGCCAGGAAACTTTTAACATCTGGAGAATTAGAAGAATTCAAATGGACGGTTGAAGAGTACATTAAGCACGGCAAAGAAAATGCTATCAGTGGCCAGTGGGTAAAAGAACTTGAGAATGCATCAGCAAGGTTTCACATATCAAGGTTGGAAGCTTTGAAAATTCAAACGCAACAGAGCATTGAGACACTGTATGGCAATCAGCTTGACACGGTTGATAAGGCTATAAAAGATATGTACTCAAGCAGGTACTACAGGACAGCTTTCGAATTGCAAAAAGGCTTTGGAGTCGGAACAGTTATGGATCGGCTTGACAATGCTACTTTAAGCAATATAGTCAATAAGCCCTGGGCAGTAGATGGAGCGAATTTCTCAAGCAGGATATGGAGTAATAAGCAAAAGTTAGTTAATGAACTTCACAGCTCTTTGACAAGGAATATAATCACAGGAGCGGATCCGGCTAAAGCCATAAAGGAAATAAAGTCTAAAATGGGTACATCAAGCTATGCAGCAGGCAGGCTCATAATGACAGAGTCGGCGTATTTTAGCTCAGTAGCTCAAAAGAATGTTTTTGGCGACTTAGGAGTGGAAAAATATGAGATTATAGCCACATTGGACAGTAAGACATCTGAGATATGCAGAAGACTTGATGGGGAAGTATTTGACATGAAGGACTTTCAAGCAGGTGTTACAGCTCCGCCATTCCATCCATATTGTAGAACTACCACCGCCCCGCATTTTGACGACTGGGAAGAGCTCGGCATTGACAGAGAACGAGTTGCAAGGAATGATAAAGGTGATAAATACTTTGTTGACAACAATATGACTTATAAAGAGTGGGAGAAACAATATGTCAATAAGGATGCTGCTGACGATGGTAAGGCATTGAATATTGATACGCAAAGTGGTAAAGTGAAAGTATCAGAGGATATACCTGAACTAAGTAAGCTAAAAGCTTCACGTATGGAGGATGATGATTATAACGAATATTTCGATATCGTAAACAATCATAACAACGAAGATATCAGAAGACTTTACAAACTATATGCAAATGAAATAGATGAGATAAAGCTTTTAGGTTCAAAAACTGCTGTATATGATTCAGCCTCAAATAGCTTGAGTTTTAACTATAACAGTAGTAGCAAATACCCTGAAATAAATAAATTTGGAACACTTGCTCATGAGTACGCTCATTTCTTTGATGGAAAAGCGGTATTTAACAATATCAATTTTAAGGAAGTGGAGGCCATAAGAGACGCAACGTGGATGAATAACTACTTTAAATCAATTCCAAGCTCAAGTGATGAGTTCCTTGAGGCGCTAAGAAAGGACAAAGAGTTCTTGAGTTCAATATTAACTCCAGAGCTTAAACTTGAGCTTAAAGCGCATAACGCAAGTCACGGAGTGCAAGATGCGATTGATGGGTTGTTTCCAAACTCAAGGATAGTATGGGGGCATGGAGAGAGATATTACAATCAGATATATTCTAATATTGAATATTTCGACAAGTTCGCGCGAACGTCAAACAAGAAGGCATTGAAACAAGTTTACGCAGATAAGGGTTTTGATGTAAGCAATTACGGCAAAGTTAAGATAATCTGCAGACAGTATACGGCAGCATCGGAAGCATGGGCGAATATCATAAGCGCAGAAGTCTGTGGCGGAGAAGAGTTGGAGTATGTAAAGAAATACTTGCCTAATAGTTATAGGGCAGTACTTGAGATTTTAAAAGGAGTGAAATGATGGATAAGTTAGACAAAGCCCTTGAACTTTATGAAAAAACGTTTAGTGAGTCATTTCCAACTATTCCTCTACTGATGGACAATTCAGATGATGAAGTTGTTGAGATGATAAATAAATGTGTATCTCAAGGGAAAGATGTGTACCGCATGGGGTTTCTAGACGAGAAAGCTATATATTAATATTAATTTTAAAGCACCTAAACTAGGGTGCTTTTTTATTGCCGTCTTTTAGCTTTGCAGACGATAAAGAACAAAGAAAAGAAGTGGATTGAACCACGTTAAAAAATGTGTGAAAGGAATTAGAGAACATGAAAAGAGAAGATTTTATAGCACTTGGAATTGATGAAGAGTTAGCAGGCAAATGTGAAAAGGCGAGCGCTGAAGAGCTTAAGAATTATGTACCATATGAGCGATTTAAGGAGCTTGTAGATGAAAAGAACAAGCTTAAGACTGATATCGCTGATAGGGACAAACAATTTGAAACCTTAAAAAACTCAACAGGTGATGTTGAGGCAATGAAGGAGCAAATCGCAACCCTTCAGGCAGAGAATAAGTCAAAAGATGAAGCACATGCAGCGGAAATCAGGCAGATGAAAATTAACAGTGCATTAGAGTCTGCACTAATCGGTTCTAAGGCGAAGAATTTAACAGCGGTCAAGGCACTTATCAAGGATCTTGACAAGGCAGAGCTTCAGGATGATGGTAGTATAAAAGGACTTGAGGAGCAGATAACAGCTCTTAAGAAGTCGGATAGCTATTTATTCGAGGAGACTACTGCAACAAAGCCAAGCTTCAAGGGATTTCAGCCGGGAGTAGCAAAGAAAGAAACTGCTACAGGGAAGGTTGATATGTCTAAGATGTCATATGACGAATTGGCTAACTATATTGAAAACAATCCGGATATCGGATAGTAGAAAGGGAAAAGGTAAAATATTATGAAATTTGATGCTAAGAGTTTTAACGAAAAGGCGTTCGGAGCGTATATGTCCGCAATACCAAATGTGAAGCTTAACAAGCTCAGAGAGTCTAAGGCTGTTGTCAGTGATCCGCGTCTCGCAGACACATTTAAGAATCAGACTCAGACAGGTACAGTATACGCACTGTTGCCATATTTTGGCAGAATCGGCGGTAATGCACAGAACTATGACGGGCAGACAAATCTTACTCCTGAGCGTACTACAACATATGAGCAGGGTGTATTCACCTATGGCCGTATGATGGGATGGACCGAGGCGGATTTCAGCTTTGACGTGACAGGTGGAGTTGATTTCATGGCGAATGTAAGAGACCAGATAATGACTTACTGGAACGGAATAGATCAGGATGTGCTTTTGTCTATCCTTAAAGGCGTGTTCGGAATGAGTGGAACAGGAACGGGTAACATTAAGACCGCGAACAAGGCCTTTGTGGACGCACACACTTTTGACATTTCGGCTTCAACTGAAAACAAGAAGACTGATGATACTATGATTGTTGGCGCTACAACTCTTAACAGTGCCATTCAGAAGGCTTGTGGAGACAATAAGCAGAAATTTAGCTTAGTTGTATGTCACTCTACAGTCGCAACAAACCTTGAGAATCTTAACCTTTTGGCATATCTCAAGTACACAGACGCAGAGGGAGTCGAAAGAGATCTTGGTATGGCTACTTGGAACGGTAGACTTGTAATCATTGACGACTCTATGCCGGTAGAGGTTAAGAATGTAGGTGCGACAGGCGGAGACGTGTCAATTTACACATCTTATGTGCTTGGCGAGGGTGCAATCGGCCTTGAGGATGTAGGGGCAAAGGTTCCGTATGAGATGATCAGAGATGCGAAGACAAACGGCGGTGAAGATACTCTTATTTCAAGAAGAAGAAACGCTGTAAGTGTCGCAGGTATCTCATATCTTAAGGCAAATCAGGCTACAAACAGCCCTACAAATGCGGAGCTTGAGAACGGCTTGAACTGGTCGCTTGTTCAGAGCGATAATAAGACAATCCCTCATAAAGCTATTCCGATAGCAAGAATTATCTCAAGGGGGTAATATGCTTGAGAGGATAAAAGAGAGATTGCAGTCCATGGGGTATGCAGTAAAAGATAGTGATGATATTGCTATCAGCTTTGCTATGCAAAAGGTTGAAAATACTATAAAGAACGATTGCAATATCTCTGCTATCCCTGATGGTCTTATGAATATTGCAATTGATATGGTCGTTGGTGAGTTTTTAATGTCGAAAAAGACATTTGCTCCTAACGACCTTTTAAATTTCAATCTGGATTCAGCTATTAAGCAGATACAAGAAGGTGATACAAATATATCTTTTGCAGTAGGAGAAGGCAGTAAGACTGATGAGCAAAGACTTGATAGCTTTATAGACTACCTTTTGAATTACGGCAGAGATGAATTTATCACTTACAGGAGATTCAGATGGTAGATGCGTGGAAACAAGCAAGGAAAGCTGTAGAGAGCAGATATAAAGGGCTCTGCGACATACTGGAAAAAAGAAAGGTAAAGGACGAGGTTACTAAGGCTACTGTATTGAGAGATACAGCAGTCTTAAGCAATCAGCCTTGCAGGTTGTCATACAGTAGCTCCGGCACAGCGAATCAGACTGATACGGTATCAAATATTGAGCAGACTATTAAGCTATTTATTGCTCCTGAGATTAAGATTGCTCCTGGATCTAAGCTGAGAATAACTCAAAACGGTATAACTACCGACTATATATCAAGCGGAGTACCTGCTGTATATGAGACGCATCAGGAGGTATCCTTGGAGCTTGAAAAGGAGAACGCTTAATGGCAAGTTGGGGCAGAGCAGACTTTGAAGCTTTTAGAGAAATGCAAGAGAAGTTACAGCGGCTACAGAATATTGATATGGAGGCCTTTTGCACTGAATGCAGTAAAGAGATTGCAGCAAGGCTTTTAGCTTTAGTTATTCCAAGAACTCCTGTAGGCCAGTATCCTGCAAGAAGTGGAAAAACAGGCGGAACGTTGAGGCGTGGTTGGACCGCTGTAGCAGATATCACGGTGACTAAGCAAGGCAATAATTATACGGTTATTATTTCAAACCCTGTAGAATATGCGCCTTACGTTGAGTTCGGGCATAGAACAAGAAACGGCGGATATGTGGAACCACAATACATGCTTACGATCTCAGAGGAAAAGCTTAAGAATGTAATCCCTGCATTGCTTGAAAGGAAGATAAAAAGAAAACTGCAGGAGGTGATGAATGGCGGAGATTAATGTGCCTATGATTTTAGATGCTATTACAGTAGCTTTGGATAAGGTGTCGCCAAATGCAAATATCTATATTGATAAGGTTGAACAGGGCCTTGAGGACGGAGATATCTTGGTTAGATTGATAAATATCGAATATACGAGAAGAAGTACAAGAGGCTTTCAAAGAGTTGTTCCAGTATTCGATATTATTTACTTCCCTAAAACCGGGAATAAGGATTGTATGGCTATGGGAGATACTTTATCAGATAAGTTGACCGTTATAGAGTTGTCAACAAAGGATATTGTGAGGGCGATTACAAAGTCGTTTGAGATAGTTGATGGGGTATTGCATTTTAAAGTGTCATATCCGTACAATACGATTAAATATCAGGCAGGAGAGGACATGGCAAAGGTTGTATTAAACAGAGGTGATTAAGATTGAAAAAGATAGATGATAGCAATGTTAATAAACATGCAAAAAATTCCATTATGTCGTCTTCTAAGTATGCGGATTATAAAGATGTGATAAACATCTTGCTTGATAAGGATACGGAGTATTCGACAGATGAGGTGGATAAAATGATAGATGAATTTTTGAAAGGTGAGGTGGAATAATGGCGTTAGGTGGCGGAATTTGGACAAGTCAGGACAAGATTTTACCTGGAACATATGTAACATTCTCAAACGCAAAGAGAGCAAACGCATCTTTATCAAGTAGAGGTGTAGTCGCATTGCCTATAGCCCTCGACTGGGGTGAAAAAGGCAAAGTGTTTGAGGTTACAAGAGAAGATTTTATGACAAGAGCAAAAGAGATCTTTGGGCATAGGGCAGATGATAAGGTTATGATAAACCTAAGAGAAGTATTTGCTCACGCAAAGAAGGCTCTTGTTTACAGATTAGTTGCAGCAGATGCAGTATCGGCAAGTAATACTCTTGCAACAGCTAAGTATCCCGGAACAAGGGGCAATGGCATAAAGATTGTAGTTGCTGCTAATGTGGATAAGCCGAGTGCATTTGATGTAAGTACGTACCTTGAGGGAGTGCTTGTGGACACCCAGACAGTAGATAATATGACAGGCTTAAAGGACAACCCTTACATTACTTTTAAGCGCTCAGGATCACTTTCAGTAAGTGCAGGAATGCCACTAACAGGCGGTACAAATGGTGGAGCAGTCACAGGGGATGTATATACAAAGGCTTTGGAGAGCTTTGAGTCATATTCATTCAATGTATTGTGCTGTCCAACAAATGACACAACAATAGTAAAGCTCTTTGCTGCTTACACAAAGAGAATGAGGGATGATGTCGGCGCTAAGTTCCAGACGGTTACATACAAGTCTGATGATAACTTTGAAGGCATTATATCGTTAATAAACGATGCTGTAGCAACTGATAAGCATTCACTGGTTTACTGGGTATCCGGAGCAGAGGCAGAATGCGGAGTAAATGAAACGCTCACAAATGCCGATTATGATGGAGAGTATGAGGTTGTAGCAGACCTTAAGCAGTCACAGCTTGAGACAGCTATTAAGCAGGGCAAGTTCGCATTTCATAATGTTAACGGCAAGGTTAAAGTTCTTGAGGACATTAACACTTTTACAGCGTTTAGAAATGATAAGGATGTTGCCTTTGCGTCAAATCAGACCATAAGAGTAATAGATCAGATAGCAAATGATATTGCAGTCTTGTTCAACACAAGATACTTAGGCCGTGTGCCTAACGACAACGCAGGACGTATAAGTTTGTGGAATGATGTATGCAAGGTGCATCAGGAACTTGAGAAGCTGAGAGCGATAGAGAATTTTGATGTTAATTCGGTTGAGATAGTGCAGGGCGACGATAAGAAGTCAGTGCTTTGTACTGTCAAGGATATAAACATCATAAACGCTATGACAAAGCTTTACATGAATGTGATTATTGCGTAGAAAGGAGACATATAAATGGATAATGCGGTTATGAACGCTTTAGATGCTATGGATGGATCATTAGCCAGTGCGTATATAATTCTTGAGGATGGTAGAAGATATAACTTTATGCAGTTATATTCTTTTGAGGCCAGTGCAAAGATAAATTCCAAAGAAGTACCTATTCTTGGTAAAACAGGAAAAGGAAACAAGCCTTTAGGCTGGACAGGTGAGTGGAAGGGTACAGCACATTATAATCAGTCAGTGCTTAGACAGATGTGGCTTGATTATAAGAACACCGGCAAGCTTCCAACATTTGACATTCAGGTGACAAATGAGGATCCAAGTTCATCTGTTGGTAGACAGACAGTAATACTTAAAGGATGCTTAAGCAAGGGCGGTATACTTACAAAGTTTAATGCTGACTCTGAGACACTTGACGAGGATATCGAAGGAACATTTGACGACTGGGAAATGCCTGAAAGCTTCT